GTGTCTTTAAGTCATGTTGTTTAGTCTGTTGATCCGTCGTTATGACCTCATCCTGCAGACGAACTTTGATGACTTTTCTTGTGTCTCTTATCTGTAGTTTTCACTTTCCTTTCAAATTTTCCTTTCTTTTAAAGAATTAACAATCTTCTATTCATTTTCATCAACTGTCATCATAGTCATCGCCTATGTCTATTATTCCATATTCATTTGGAACTGTCAAATTCAGTATTTCTAATCTCTTATCTATAATGTCATTTATACCGATATCGAGATTGAGATGTATATTTCCGTCAGTTGGGGAGAAATCAAAACCAGAATCATTATCTTGTTCAGATTTAACCATCGTGCCTACATAATTTTCTATCTGATCGAAAAGCAAGTCTATGGAATCTTCAATTAAATCTCTTGATTGATTGGACATAAGATAATCGATTACTCTCACCTTATCAACTGGTTGATATTTCTGCCTTTGCATTTCTCTGTCTTTGAAGAAATGTCTCAGTGCTTTAATATGTCTTATTGTGATGGAACCGCGATGAATGAGCCTTCTCATAGTATCGAAATGAAAACTGATAAGCCTATATATCTTTAATGTTCTTAAGTATGATTCTCTTAATAGCTTTGATTTTTTGAGCATGATATGACAATATCTCACACCGTAAGTATAATCATCCTCACTTGCCGAAAGGACTAGGAGTTTTATAGCATTTTGGTATTCTTTTTGATGTAAAGTCTCTCTCATCAGCCTTTCATTTTGTGAACTTCTAAGATCCTTTAATATGGCCTGTTTCCCTTGTAACAACAAATCTCTACCAAATGTGTATAATCCCAATATAATGTTACATTTTGATCTTGTTGTCGCTAGAGGATGGTGAATTCTCATATACTCTAAAAAAAGAACCGGCGCACTCGAGTACTTCAGGGCACACTTAATTAGTTGAGTGTCCATCAGATGAGATAGATGTCTCACGTGGAAGGGTTTGCTCTCATTTGAAACATTCCCTATTTCCTGATCCTCAACATCTATCACTTCATAAGTATTTTCAACTCTCTCATGTCCCGTTATAACCGTCAGATATTCCTTATCACATACAGCAATATCATCCTCAACCCAATATATTAATTCATCATTTTCAAACTCACTTATAAACCTCTCAGAATAATAATTTTTTTGTTCAATTAAATTCTTATTAATGATAGTTATAAACAATTCTGTTAGATTATTGTCTGAGGGTAAGTAGATCGTCGCAGAGTTAATGAAATCTTCAAAATTTCTTAACGAGTAATTAGATGAATTTAGTAAATGCCCGTAAGATAATGCCATG